CGCATCTCCCAGCGATCATAAGGTTCCAGTTCTGGATCCTTGTACGCCTTCGATGCAACGTGACTCAACAGAATCACATTCATGCCACGCTGCTGGAAACAAACGTTGAGGCCATTCAGCAGGTTCAACCAAGCGTTCTCTTCGGCAACGTAAAACGCACCGTATCCTGCTTTGGGGTCTGCCGCTGATGACCAACCGTTCTTCTCACAGACATTCGCTTCACCAAGCTTGGCTGCAGCATCCGTTGTATCCAAGACTACTGTCTTGTACGCATGCTCTTCCATGGCCAGCGTCCTCACCTGCTCCATGATCTCTTCCCAAGTGTTCGCCTGGGGAAACCGTGCAGCATTGATGAACGACAGGCCGTCCTCTGCTTGAATGAAGATTGAGTCAGGAGCATTCGCTCCAAACGTGGACTTACCAATACCATCTGTACCTTGGATGTTCATCCGTACAGGGGGCATGGCGACATCAGGATTGATTTCCCGATGGGTGGTTACTTGGTTTAGTAAACTCAAGATCACACCTCCTCTTCTGGTTGGTTAAGTTTATCTGGGTCAATTGCCTTGACCCGCTCTTTGCCAAGCTTGATCGAATGACAGGCATGCCAACGCCCAGCTTCATCTGGGTGAGCCATAGCCCACGCAGTAAAGCCGCGCATGTCTACCTTGTAATTCGTAACTTGGGTTACAAACGAGGGCCACGATTCTCGTGGCATTGACTCCAGAATCTCATCCAACAAAAACTGATCCCAAACGTGTTCACGCTTGATCTCAACAGTTATGCCGTCTTGGGTTCTTTCGCCGCCCTCATTGTTCAGGGGGAGTAGAAGTTGACTCACTTCTTTCTGGTCCAGGAGCTCGCGTTCAACCGACTTAATATGTCGCTCAACCTCTTGCTTCTTTTCTTTCGCGCCATGCAGCTGCAAAGCTAGATTCTTAATCCGCTCTTCCATTCCAATCTCACTTCTTCTCTCTACGGCTATGGACGTTACTGGATGTCACAATAGCTTGCAACAATTTTTTTCACTTTTTGGTTGCACCCTGAATAAAGGTCATAGAGAATGCGACTTTCCAATACAAACAACGGCTATGAAAACAATTGAAAAGAACCTCGAGCTGCCGCCTCACCCCACCAAGGGTGCAGGTAAATGGCAAACGCTTTTGAAGGACATGGAGATTGGGGACAGCTTTGTGTTGACCCAGGCAGAAGACCCCAAGGGTTACGTCTATCACTCAATCAGAGTGGCGGCGAAGTCTCTGGGTATGAAAGTACGATCTGGTACAGATGAAAACAAAAACAGGATAGTGAAACGGATTATTTGATGATGCCATCCTTCCTACCATCAGGGGTTAACGGCTCTGAACTCGCACCTGAAGCCAAGCTGGAGCTCCTGCATGATATGTGGGAAAACGGGATGCACATCATCCCATGTGGTTCGCCAACCGAGGCGGTGCCGCAATACTTCAGCACCCGGCATCCATTCGATACTGAAGATGCACTCAAAGCCAAGTGGGCTAAGACACCACGAGTCAAGTGGCAGCACTACCAAAAGATTCAACCGTCACGCGAAGAGATACAGCGGTGGCACACTCAATACCCATCAGCTAACTGGGCAGCGATCACTGGCATCACGTTTGCCGTGGTCGATGTTGATAAAGATGAAGCCGTCGAGTGGGTAGAGCAAGGCAACATCAGCCGTACCCCACTCAAACAAACGTCACCTCGTGGTGGTGTGCATTACTTCTATTCACTCGGCAACGAACTGATCCGCAACAGTGTGGGCCTCAACAAGATCGACATCCGTGGTGATGGCGGCTACATCATGGTGGCACCCAGCCACGGGTACAACATTGAGTTTGATCAGAACTACCCCATGTCCAGCATGGAAGATCTGCCCGTGTTGGTGCAAGACGATCTGCAGAAAGTCCACATGTACAACAACGGTGGCAAGGTCGAGAGCATACGCGAGAAGCTGACCGAAGAACCCAAACAAGAGGGCAGTCGTAACGATACCCTGGCACGCTTAGTCGGCAAGTGGGTGAAAGAAGGCTGGGGTATGCGCGAGGTCATGATCAAAGCGCAGGATTGGAACCAGACCTGCTTCCCGCCCATGGACTTGATCGAAGTCACGCGCACCACCATCAGTATTGTAAGCGGTCACATCAAGCGGCACCCCGATGATGTCGATGCAGGTGTCATGCAGTGGCAGACATCCAAGTGGCAGACAGACATCAATGAAGATCTCAAAGAGATTCAGTCACAAGAAGACCCACTGGATGAACTGAAGCGAGAGGGTGCAGAGGAACCAGAGCAGGGGCCGCTTGGGCTGCAGCCGTTCAGTGCATCTGAATGGGAGAACATGAACTACGATGGCATCGACCAATACTGGGGTGATGCTTTTATCTTTGAGAAGAGCAGGGTGCTGCTGCTCGGCAAGCCAAAGATAGGTAAATCAAACTGGCTGGGTGCATTCGCAGCCGGGGCAACAACAGGCACCGACTTCATGGATGTGCCGTTCAGTCGCCCACTCAAGGTGATGTGGTTCCAAGCAGAGATCATCGCAGAGTTCTTGAAGCGCCGTATCGAAACGTACTACAAACGCTTTGCAGCAGACGATGACCTCAGACGATTGGGCCACAGCAACCTGATCATCAGTGGGCGGCTGCGCAAGAACCTGATGAAAGATCAAGACATTCAAGCGTTCAGTGATGAGATTGCATTCCACAAACCAGACATCGTCATGATCGATCCCATCATCAACTTCTTTGATGGTGAAGAGAACTCCAACACAGAGATACGCAAGCTCATGGATCGGATCGATATGCTGATGGATATCAACAACGTGGCCGTAATTCTCGCTCACCATACAGGTAAAGAGCGGGCAGATGATAAGTCATTCATGTCGGCTCGAGGTGGCTCGGTGTTCGCAGGATGGTTCGACTCTGGCATCAAGCTCAGTGGACAGAAGCCTGATGTGTCTATCTTCTACGAAGCGCGTAACGCACAAGAACCCAAAGAGCATCTGGCCAACTTCGACTTTGAGCAGGGCATGTGGCAGGTCAATGAGTTCACGCCGCGTCAAACAAAGCAGTTGTCTGAGGACGATGAAGTGTTGATTGCTGATGTGGTGGTGAACGCGATGAGCAGCACCAAGTTCTACAACAGAAAAGAGTTGCAGCTATTGGCAAGGGAAGCTCTAAGCAAAGCGAAGATGAACAGCGGCGAGAAGGCTGCGATGAAGGCAGTGAGCTATGTGCAGAAGTACAAGGGCAACATAGTCAAAACGCATGCAGTGCCCGGACAGGCGGTGTGGCACTATTTAGAATCAAATGAAATGACACGACCTTGGGAGGTTGAATGATGAATACAGCAGCGTTGGAAAACATAGAAAGGTATTTAGTTGATATCAAAAGGAGAACAGAAGAGGCATCTGAAATGCTTTCTGCAGGAATATACGACAGAAGCGAAGGTGGCATAGAAAGATCTGTAGAAAGAACAGTTATCGGGGCTAATCTTCTTGAAGGTTATGGTTCGCAAAGTAGTGTGACAGAACTGGCTGATAGGATTCTTAGGCTTGTGCAGGCTGAGTTGAAAACGAGAGAGGATCGAAGCGCATGAAACAGAACACTCAAACAAACTCAACAGATCAAGTCGGATGGGTTGTTCTGTTTATCGGCACACCATTTATGGATGGGCGTTACATAAACAAAGATGATGCTATGCAGGTCAAAGAACACATGGAAGAAAAATACCCAAGGCTGCGATTTGAAGTGGCTCAAGTTAGGGGTGACTTCCTAGTGAGCGATGACATCTTTTGGGCCGATCATCAGGATGAGATACAGAGAGAAAACGACAGTGCTACTGGCCTCTACTGGAGAAGGCATGGATACAGAAGAGAGCATCAAATCGCATGAGCACATTACTCGCCGCAATCAGGGCGCAACAGGCGTGGGAAAAGAAACCCAAGAAGCCAAAGCCTAAGCTCCCATCAGAGAAGCGGGAGAAGCTGCAGGACACCGTGATCATGCAGATCCTTGGGTTGAATGAGATGGGACTGCCCGTAAAGAACATCGCTAGGGAGGCAGGTGTGCCCGCGCAAACAGTGTACAACGTGAGGCAAAGGTACATACTCATCGATGTGAAGAACGGTACACGGTGGTACAAGTGGTTGGGGGTGTGACCTGGTAGGAACCCCAGCCACCTACGGAACTACGGGGGTAGATGGCCGGGGCAAGTGGTGGCCCCCAAAGCATAAGAGGAAACTACACTTAGTCG